GCTACAGTGCGCAAGCACTATTCTGACGGGCATGACCGCGGCTACCGGCTCAAGCAGGGCCGGGTGCGTGGAGTCCAAGCCGCTGGCAGTAAGTATCACGACCATTGCCGCTGTGTGGCGGCGCCGATACCGAAGCATATCGACGCGAACACGCCGTCTTATATCGACAAGTTCGATGACGAGTACAGGAAGGCGATTAGTGCCCTAGACAAGATCAACCCTGATAAGCCGCATTCATTGTCTGAAGTTACGAAAATGATGCGCGAGCAGGGACACGGTAAATAGCCGGAAAGGCCGAGTTAGTAGCGCGGGAACGCCCCACGGTGGGGTGGTCGCGCTCATAAGTCATGTCCGAAAAGGAAAACAAAGGAGACCGCTATGACTGATGGCGTAAACCAGGAAGCAACCCAAGAGGAAGCAACCACCAACGAGGCCACAACGCCTTCTACCCCCAACGAAGACAATATCCCCGCGAACCCGTGGGAAGAAGCATTCCCCGGAAAATCCCCCGAAGACGTCCTTAAAGAGACCAACGAGTGGAAGCAACATTCCCGGGAGTGGGAAAAGCGCGCTAAGTCGTGGAAAAAGCAGGTGGATAACAATTCACCTAAAGAACAGGACTTCGACGAGCTCAATAGTCGCGTCGAACACACTGAATCGCGTCTTAGCGAAGCACAGGCCGAAAACGGCATGTTCCGTGACCTCATCGCCTTAGAAATTGAGTCGGGAAACCCGGTGCCAATTTCACAGCTGGCGGACTCAATCGCGTTCCGCAACGCGTACGATGCCCTGGACCGTGAAGCCGACGATTTTGCTGACAAGCTACAAGAAATTGTCGATAAGCGCGCCCCGAAGACGACTGCCGGCATTCAACGCCAGGTGGAAGTGGGGCAAGAAAAGTCCAGCGGCATTGATTTGTACCAACGCATGTTCAACAAAGAGAAGGAGAACTAGAACATGTCCCTTATCCTCGCAGACGAAAAGCTGGGCAACTTTAACCAGAAGTGGTTGGGTTCTGCCCACGCTACTAGCGAAGCGCAGACTGTCACCTTGAAGGTGGAAGCATTCAGCGCATTCGGCGACACCATCCCATCTGGTGTGCCGCTTAAGAAGAACGAAAAGGGCACCTACGAGCCCGTTACCGACGCCGGTGACACCCTTGCTGGGTTCCTTTTCACTGACCAGCCCGCCCGCGGTGAGTTCCAGGTCGCGCCGATGCTGTGGCATGGCCGTATCCGGCCTAAGCACCTGCCAGAAAAGGCATTCGACATCACCACGCTAACCAACGTTCCGCCTCTGCTGTCTTTCCCCACTAAGCCGGCAGCAGAAGAAGGTGTAACTGAAGACTCGGAGGTTTAACCCATGGCGCTTTACAATGATTTGATTTCTGCCTCTGAACTTACGGTGTTCGCTCGCCGTACCCAGCAGGACATCAACGCGAACAACCTATCGTTGTCGCAGTACTTCCCGGACACTCTGACCGACTCTGACGTGGCTAAGTACACCATCGCCGATGGTGGCTTGGTTCCTGCCGCAGAGTACCGCTCCTACGACGCTGAATCGTCTATCGGCGGTGTTCGCGGTGGCCGACAGGTAGCTATCCAGCTGCCGCCGGTATCGCAGAAGAACCGTGTTGGCGAGCTCGACCAGATTCGTTCCCGTGCAGGCAATGAGCAGGCCGAACTGAAGATTGGACAGGTCGCCTCTGACACCACCGCCGCGGTACTCAACCGCATCGAAGCAATTCGCGGTACTGTCCTTGAAACCGGTCGTGTCACCATCAACGAGAACGGCTTCTACGCTGATGAAGACCTTGGCCGCAAGAAGGACATGACCACCAAGGCCGCCAACCAGTGGGACACCGACGAGGGCACCCCACTGGATGACCTCATTGCTTGGGCTGAAAAGTACCAGGACGAAAACGGTGTTCTGCCGGGCTCTATCCTTGCTTCCAACAAGGTTATTTCCGCATTCCAGCGCAGCAAGCAGGTAGGCGATGCTATTGGCGGCAACGCCACCCGAAACGTCGTATCCATCGATGAGCTCAATGCTCTGCTTGGTTCCTATGACCTGCCGACGTTCACCCGATTCACTCGCCGGGTAAACATTGGCGGCAAGATGCAAAATGTGCTGTCCCCGGACAAGGTATTCTTGCTGCCAGCCGCAGGCACCAACGAGCTCGGCCAGACCGTGTACGGCACCACCGCTGAGGCAAACGCCCCAGAGTATGGCATTGCTACCGGCGCCGCCCCAGGTCTTGTGGCCGGCGTAAATATCGAGTTCGACCCGTATGCATACTGGGTGCGCGTCAATGGTATTTCTCTGCCGGTGATGACGAACCCGAACGCTTCGATGGTTGCGCAGGTGCTTAACTTTGCAGGTTAAAAACACACTCACTGGAACAGTGCTAGTTCACACCCCAGCAGGGCCAGTATTCCTCCAAGCAGGCGATACTGTCCCTGATGGGGCCACGATTGATGACGCGCTGGTAGACGCAGGAAAGGGTGGCAAGAATGCCGCAACTAGCGGAACTAAGCGACGTGCAAAGGCTGCTTCCCAACCAGCCAATTCCGGAAAGTGACACTGATTTCGTTGCCGCGCTAATCGAAGAATCCGGCGACCTAATCAGTGCGTACTGCCGAACGGCATTTGACGACCACATACCGGAAAAGATTCGCCGCGTAGCCGCCCGCATGGTGGCTAGGGCGTATAAGGAACAACTCGATGGGATGCAGGTTCCAGAGGGGGCCTCGAACGCGTCCTTTACGGCTGGGCCTTTTTCACGTTCTATGGGCTTCGAAACCGGTTCCACCACCTCCGGTGTGTGGCTATCGGCCAATGACAAGCAGCGCCTACGCGGCTACCGAGCTCGCGTTTTTACGGTGTTCCCGTACTAGAAAAAGGGGGAGGACCACGAACATGTTTCCTTTAGCACAAAAGGTAGACATACTCGTTCGGGGTGAGCCTGAAACAGACCGCTTCGGCAATGAGCGTCCTGGTAAGGGTGTGTGGCGTTCGGTGGCTGTGGCGTCATGGTGGGTAGACCGCACGGATGAAAAATCCGGCGATTCAATTCTGCGCACCATTGATTATCTGCATGTGCATTTCCGACCTGAGGATGCACCGAAACCTGATTCTGTGATTCGTCTACCGGATGGGTCACAGTGGCAGGTACAGGGAAACGTTGAGGACTATAACCACGGCTGGCACGGCTGGGCGCCGGGCCTAGTGGTGGTCAATGCAAAGAAGGTAGAGGGATGATCCAGGTTAATATCCGCGATGAGCATGGGGCGATTAAGCCGTTGGATTTTGACACGAACGCTGTTGAGGTCATGGACGGGGCGCTGATTGTGTATTCAATGGATGCTCGTGATTTCCTCGCTGGTTTTGCTGCGGGCCAGTGGTTGACGTTTCAGAAGATGTGATGCGCGATGACTGTTCGTTTTAAATGGTCATCGGGCGCATTCAACAAGATTCGTCAAGACCCAGCATTACGCGGTGAGATTGACGATTTAGCATCCGGTATCGCCACTCGTGCGGGCCGTGGCTTCGGGTGGAAAGCAGAAGTTCGCGGCGGCAAGCGCGGCAGTCGTTACCGCGCCATCGTCTTTACGGATACGCCTCGCGCCATGGTTGTCAATGCCCGGAATAATACGTTGTTGAAAGCACTTAAGGGGTAAATAGCATTGTTTGTTACTCCTGTTGAGATTCTTCAGTCGGCACTGCGGGAGAGTCTTGATGCTCCGATTTATACGAAAGTGCCGATGCGCCCGCCTGGACTATTCGTGAGGTTGGATGTCACCTCTAATGAGATGACCACCCCAAACTCGCAGGATACGACCATTGCGGTGCAGGTGTACGGGGCGAATCAGGAAGAAGTCATCAACCTGCTTGGTGCTTTGCGGTTCGTCCTTGCTGATGAAATTTATGCCCGTAACCCAAAGATTCTGTGGTGGCAGGAAGTATCGGGGCCGATGGAATTTCCAGACCCCGATACGGATAATCATCATCGTTGGCAGCTTACGGGCACAATGACCACGACCCTCACCTAAGCCAGGTGCAGGGTCTTTTCTTTTGAGTTAGGAGACTCACATGGCTGATTTGCGTAATCGTCGCAATGTTCTCGTTGGCGCTCCAGATGTGCAGGCCGCTGGTGGTATCACCATTGGCCCGGCATTGAAGACGTCGGATAACTTCCCAACTGATGCGTCTAAGGAGCTGGATTCTTCCCTAGAGCATGTTGCTGCTGGCTACGTGTCCGAAGACGGCGTGACTAAGACCGTTGACCGTTCGACCGAGAAGATTAAGGACTGGAACGGTGACACGATTCTTATCACCCAGTCTGACCACTCGGTGACTTTGCAGCTGACTTTCATGGAGGGCGCTAATGGTGAAGTGCTCAAGATGATTGCAGGTGAGAACAACGTCACTGTTTCCGGCGACACTGTCAGCGTGGTTGATAATGCGGACGAGCTTCCGCACCGTTCCATTGCGTTCTACATCAAGGGCGGCAATGGTGCCCGCATTTTGGTGTTTGCCCCGGATGCGCAGGTCACTGAGGTTGGCGATGTGTCTTACGTGCGTTCTGACGTGGTGAAGTACCAAGCCACGTTGGAGTGCTTCGGTGTGGATAACAAGAAGCTCATTTCGTTGATTAAGCGCGCTGATGATGATGGTGTCGCGGTCGCCGGCGGCGCTGAGGAAACCAGCGACGGGCGCGGTGAAGAGGATTCTCCTCGCGAGGGCGACACCGAAGAGAGCTAGTAGTACGACGGCCCTGGGGACTTTTTCATAGTGGTTCACCCCAGGGCCACCCAACGAACCACTATGCAGTTGTTACACGAACACAATTCGAGAAAGGGAAACCACTATGGCACTCGAGAAATTCCATTTTGAAGCAGCAGACGGAACCACCATCGACGTCCACTACATGCTGGACAAGTTGTCTTATAAGAAGATGCGCAAGATTCGCAAGGACTTCGACGGGGACGGCGAAGCCCAGGGCGACGCACTCCTCGAAGCAGCCCTGAACAAGGACGAACTCGAAAAGGTTGAGAACCTGTCGATGCGTGACTTCAACGCGTTTATGAGTGGATGGTCTGAATCCTCCGAGGATGTGGATTTGGGGGAATCTTCGAAGTAGTCCAACTCCTTGAGGACGAGGACACGCTCGCAGCCCTAGAAGCTGACCTTATTCGCATGGGGCTGCGACTGCGGTGGATTGGTGACGGCACTGACCGTATGTCGTGGCGTGACCTTATTGCGCTGGTGCATCATCCGCTTCCTGATTCGTCACTGTCTATCCAGGTGACAGGCGGGGATAGCCAGTGGGGCTTGCAGGAACACTTGCAGGCCCTAATTTTTGATGCTGTACAGGGCATCATTTGGCAAAACGGCGGCGGCAAGGGCGCCAAGCCGAAACCATTCCCACGCCCCGAGGACACGACCACCGCACCTCCGCATAGCCCAGAGGTGGCAGAGGGGCCGCAAGGCAACCCATTTTCAGACGATGAATCCGGCGTATTCCGCGGTGAGCCCACCCCGCTGAACGAATTAAACGAGTGGCTGGGGTGGACATAGACAACACTTACTGAATGGAGATTTAATTATGGCTGGCGTTGAACTCGCGAACGCATGGGTAACTATCATCCCAGATACGTCAAAAATTGCCCCGAAGATTAAATCTGCATTCGGTGATGTTGAACCCGCTGTCCAGAAGAAGGGCACGAGCATCGGCACTGGCCTGTCGAACGCTATGGGCAAGGCCCTTAAGGTTGGGGCCGCGTCGGTAGGTGTTGCTGCCGGCGCATCCCTTTCTGGGTCTATCGCCAAAGGCTTTAGCCGCCTGAACGCAACCTCGAACGCGGAAAAGAAGCTGGAAGCGTTGGGTAACTCGGCCACTGATGTCGCCGGCATCATGGATAACGCCCTAGCGTCGGTAAAGGGCACCGCGTTTGGTATTGGTGAAGCTGCTGGCACCGCGGCAACGATGGTTGCATCTGGCATTAAGCCAGGCCAAGAACTTGAGACTGTCCTTAAGGGCGTAGCCGATACCGCTTCGGTAGCAGGCACGTCCATGGAGGATATGGGCCTTATCTTCGGTAAGGCCGCAGCTAAGGGCAAGCTTGATGGTGAGGTCGTAGCCCAGCTGCTTGAACGACAAATCCCTGTCTACGACATTTTGTCGAAAAAGATGGGGGTCGCATCTGAAGACATCGCCGACATGGTGTCTAAGGGCGAGGTGGACTTTAAGACGTTCTCGGAAGCGATGAACGAGTACGTCGGCGGCGGCGCGCAGAAGATGGCCGAAACGTTCGACGGCGCGTTCATGAACATGGGTGCTGCCATGGGCCGTTTCGGCGAGACGCTGTTGAAGCCACTGTATGAGGCATCTCCGGCATTGCTTTCTGCTGTCGGTGGAGTCTTTGACGGCATGGAAGAGGCCATGTCGCCTGCAATGGAGCAGGTGGGCGAAAAGCTCGGGCCTGCTTTTGAGTCTTTTGCAGGGATAATTGAAGATAGAATCACCCCGGCCATGGCTGGCTTTGCAGAATGGCTGGGCGATATTGCGCTTAAGGTCACAGACGTTGTTGTTGACCCGGAGAACTGGGAGAAACTAGGCGACGCGTTTTCATCTCTTAAGGACACGGCGGCAAACCTTGGACCCGCGTTAGGTGACCTGATTGGCTCACTGGCGCAAGTGTCCGCATCCGTCAGTGTTGCTGTGTGGCAGGCGCTGGCAGACGTACTCAACGCCCTTGAGCCTCTCATTTCGTCTGTGCTGGTTCCTCTGGTCGAAAAGATTGCAGACGTTGCTGCACAGAACCCGGGGGCCGTGCAGGCCGTAGTTACAGCATTCCTTGGATTCAAGGGACTGTCCGCCATTGCAGGCCCCGTGGGCTCTGCCGTCGGCATCATTAAGAACCTGGGCGGGGCAGCAAAGTTCGCCGGCAGCGCATTTAAGGGCGCCTCGATTGGCGAAGCAATGCTCACACTCATGTCGGGCGCTAATTCCGCTAACCCAGCTGTATCCAAGATGGGCAAAGCCACTGCTAAGACGGGCCGTGGTCTGGCTAAAAGCAGCATGGCTGCCAGCGCTACGGGTAAAGCCTTCGGCGGTATGGGTAAAGTGCTTGGTCCTGTCGGTAAGGCCTTTGGCACGATTGGCCGTGCCGCAATGAAAGCCATCAACGTGGGCTTTCATGACGCCCTGGATTCGGGCTTCGATGAAATCAAAGACCGCCTTAATGAGCTTAATCGCCATTGCAGCGAGCTCAATCATCATCGCGACCTGGGCCTGTCCCATAGCCGCAGCAGCAACTTGAACAGCACCACGTGCCTTAGTTAAGTCCTGCTCAGCAGCAGCAACATCCTCTGGGGAGCCTTCCTTGCGGGCGCGAGCCAGATTCTTTTCTGCCTGCTTTACAGAATCAGCAGCATCAACCTCCGCAGACGCCGCAGACTCCATACCCTCGAAGGCACTAGCGACCCCACCAAACGTGGACTTAATGCCGTCAATGCCGATTAGAGAACCAATCCTGTCGGCAAGGTCAACACCTTCAACAACACCGATGTTTTCGAGGTACGCCCCAATCTTGTCGCCGCGTTGAATACTGCGCGTTTGAGCACCAGCAAACGACGCGTATCCGGTGAGGCGTTCTGCAACACGGTCACCCACGGCAGCGGCCAGGTTCTTATTTCCTGCGTTGCCGCCAGCGAACGCAACCGACATTTCATTACCAATACCGGCCCAATTGACGTTAGCGAAATTGTTCATCGCCTTCGCCAAATCAGGCGAAACCTTGGCAATCTGCTCAACAGCAACGGTTAATGCTGGGTCAAGCACGCGCTCGGGCTTACCGGACGCGTTGATAGCAATGTTGCCTGGTTTCAGGATGCCGCCGGTGTCAAAGATTCCGGCAGACCAACGACGAAGATTCTTCTTCGTCCTTTCGTCCTTTTCCCAGTCCGTAGCCAGTTTGGAGGCTTCGCCCCAATCTATCTGCTCCGCCTGGAACTTATTCTTCTCATCAACGGTGCCGACAGTAACGCCGCTAGTAGAGGTGGACTGCACGCCGGTAATCGTCTTAGACGAAGATTTCAGCGGGTGCCACCACACATCAGTGAACTGTGGATGACGCGAACCAGCCGCAGGGCCGCCAAGCTGGCCGTTACCGCGACCGCCGCCCATCTCAAAGTTGACCGACCGGCCCTGCGAGTCGAACAGTGTGCCCGCGGTGTGGCCACCCCAAGGCCCGCCATTGAAATAGCCGGTCTCGAATGCGTTCTTGCCCGGGCTACGTCCACGCTTAAAGCCGTGCTGGCCCAGCCAACTGCCTTGCGTGCCGGTGGCGAACTTGCGGCCTGCGGTGTTCACGCCAGCCACGAGTGCGGCCTCAGCCGACTGTGTACCGGAGCAGTCACCCCAGTTGGCGTTCAGGCCGCCGCCCCACACGTAGGCTGAGCCTTCCAGTGGGCGTGGCGGGCGTGCGCCATTGATGCTTTCGCCTTTGAGGAAGCGGTAGGCCTGGTCGTAGGAGACGACGCCGCCGTTGGCGTAGCGCGGCAGGCCAATATCGCCCTGCTGGCCATCAACCTTGCCGCCATTAATCGCGGTGAGTAGTCGCCAGTTCTTGCGCGTAGCTTCACGGTTGACGATGAACTCGCCGGGTTCCACGCGGGCGATGGGTTGTTTCTTTTCTGACGACCAGCCCAAAATTGGGTCACGTTCGTTTCGAGAAATACCCGGCACGCTAGGCAGTACACCGCCGCGGGCGAACGCCGGAACAACACCACCCAGATGCAAACCTGGTACGAATCGTTCCAGGTTATCGGGGATAACCGCCCGAATAGCATTTTCAACCATGCCAGCAGCGTTACGGATACCTTGAGCAAGACCACTAATAATGCTGCGGCCTGCATCCAGCAGCCACGAACCAGCGTTAGCGAACGCGCCCTTAATCTTGCCCGGCATGGCCTTAAAGCCATTAATCAGGTCATCGATACGCCCCTTGGCAACGTTCACCATCTTGATGACGGTGTCCTTGAACGTATCCACGATGGCGCCAGCAGCGTTCAACGCGGTAGTCACCACAGAGCGCAGAAGGTTCCACGCACCTGTGAAGATACCGGTCACCAGGCCCATGATGCGGGAACCAAGCTCACTGAACCGGTTACCCAGGTTGTCGAAATTACCCGTCAATACGTCAGCAACAACCCCGAATACAGACTTCATTACTTCCCACGCAGGGCGGATAACGCTATTCCACACCGTGGAAATAACAGAGCCCATAATCTGGAATGCGGCACCAACCACAGTGCCAACAATGCTGGCAACAGCTGGGAAAATAATCTCAGCTACCTGCTTAAACGTGTCAAACACCGGCTTAATGACACCATTCCACACTGCGGATACAGCATCACCCAAAGCAGTCCAGGCGGCAGACACAACCTCACCCATGACAGTGAAAGCCTCACCCATCGTTTCCACAATGGGCGAAATCCACGTCTCATAGAACTCGCCGAAGCCCTGCGTAAATTCAGACCACTTATCCTGCATGGCCTGCCACGCCTCAACCGCGAGCTCTTTAGCCCCAGTGAATTTCTCACCAATAAAGTCCACAACCGGGGCAATCCACGTTTCGTAGAATTGGCCGAATCCGGTGGTGAACTCGGCCCACTTCTCCTTCATCAGGCCCCAGGCCTCAATGGCAACGTCCTTGAGCAGGACTATCTTGTCACGCAAGAACGTCATCACAGTAAAGATGGGCGAATCTTCACTAAGACCAAAAGCTGCGGCCAAGTCCGTAGTCTCACCAGTCTGGAAGAACTCTAGACCACCGGCGAAGATTTCTTTGACTTTGTCGATGCCCGCGGTGATTTTCTCGACCGTGGCGTCCCACG